ATACATACTGTGTCTAATAACTGCATCAATTGATATGCCATATACATCACACAATTTCAACAGTCTTTTAACTGTTATACTTCTATGGTTGCGCTCATAACTACCTAATGCTCCGACAGTAAACTCGCCATTGCTTATGCGTTCTACATCTGCAAGTGTGTATCCTGCAACTAATCTTACTATCTTGAGTGTTGTCATTACATCTAAGTAATCAGGGTTTAAGTCACTCACATTCTTCTCCTTCATAGCATTTGCCGCAGCATGTAGTACATAGACCACTGTTGTTGCAGAACTCATCTGCATACTGGTCGCAGTCAGCACACTGGGGTGGTATGTATGGGCCTGTCATTCACTATTATTCTTAATGTTATTAACCAATAGTCTTTCATCTACTAATGCAAATGTACTTCTAGTTTCTACTCCACGATTACGGCAGTAGGCTTGGTATAGTTCTGTGTATTCTTCATGGTACTTACGACCCAAGAATCGCTTTGCATAATCAGATGCTGCAGTTTTGATTGCTGATATTTCTTTGGCTGTTAGTGTCATTCTTCTCCTCCTTCCACATAGATTCGTCCAGTCGCCATCATCTCTTCGAGGATAGCGTTGGCTTTCTTGATTGATACTATTGCTGTATCAATGGACTCATTCAAGTCCGCTATTTCATTTACTGTGTACGACATAGTTTGTTTCTCCTAACTTTGCCCATGCACATGGGCTGCAATAGTTTCTGGGCGCTGTCTTATCTCTATCTACAAGAATGTCCATGCCACATGCATGACATTCATCTATTTTGTATTTACTTTGTATTGGGTAGTGTGCTTTAGTTATGAACTCTTTGACCATAAATCTTCCTTTGGTACATCTGGGTCATAGTAAAAATCATTCTTGGGCATATAATAATCTACGCTGCGGGCTTTCTTTGCTATCCTCAGCGCACGGCGCAGTTCTATATTCTCTTTAGTAAGTAGCATGTTCTGTCTAATTGCTAGTGTAACAACTGCAATACTTGTAGTCAACGCTATTAGTAGTGCAAGCATTGTCATGGAATCTAATAACATTCTGTTACCTTTCATATTATATAATGGACTTGTAGTTATCCGTGTTAACTACCTGGGGCCGAGGAAAAAAGGGGAGAGGTGAGTGAGAGCCTAAGCCCCCACCCACCCCTCTTTGTTTATGCTTGCGATACTGAGGTAAGGACTACCTGCTTGAGACCAGGCTTTCTGTCCTTGTTGTCAATGTTGGGACGACGGTCCCATCGTGTGTTACCGATACCTTCTGCGTTGATGTATGCGGTTTGGTCATCGAGCCAGTTGAGTGCTCGAAGTTCTGAGATTACATTCTCGTCGAAGATAACCACTCGTGTAGAGTCAGAGCAAATCATGCGCCCTGTTGGTAGTTGTTCGTAGTCGTTGATGGTTGCTGTGTAGAAACCATTGCGGTCAACAACATTCTTGATAACGCTGTTCTTGAATGTGACTGTGTTCATGTTATTTCCTTTTCTGTTGGTAGTGTTGTTGTGCAGACCTGCTCCTGCACTTGTTCAGAGCAGGTCTGCCTTGCATTAGTTACAACTTGGACATACGGCATGCTTGTTACACACCATTCGACAGTCTTGACAGACCATCTCATGTGGACCTAAGTCCACAACCAGTTCAAAGAACCTATCGGATAGGTTGGTGATAGGTTCAACAAACTCTTCACGCTCAGCCTTTGGGTCATACCATGTGCCCAAAGTGGTGGGCGATACCCAGTCATGACCACTTGGTTCGGTTATGTTGTGCCACTGCGCAGGGTAGATAAGGTTTCCTTCATCTACCATGTCATGGGCGATGTTGGTCGCCCGTGAATCACGCAGGTCTTGGCAGTCCACACATAGTTCCATTTGAATCATGCACTGGTAACATGGGTTGGATACAGTCAGTTCATCGGACATTGTACTTTCCTTTCTTATACCAACTGACTCTCTGTCAGTCGCGTAATTAGGAGCATGGGCTTGCATCGGATAGCCCAATCTTGGGCTAGACGCGGGGCATGGCTGGACTGTGCAGGGCGCTTGCGCCCAAGCAGGCGCACATTCATGGGCGCTCCAGACAGGCCAGATGCGTGGTTTACCACGCTGAGAGAAATCAGCCTGCTCGCATGCTCTGCTGAATAGGCAGAGCATGGGCTGATTTGCTGTCCATGCTATCATCAGGCGACTGAGAGAGAGAGATAGATGGCCAGCCATCGCCAGGGCTGTAACGATTTCAGTTTAATAAAACAGGGGCGAGGTAGTGCTGTCTATCGAGCCGCAGACTAGTCTCTGTCTACACTCAGCCTGTACAGTACAGGTCAACCTGTATCTGTCTGTCTGTACTCTGGTTCTGACCCTAGAGTGATTAAACTACGGCTGTAAGATATACTGTATCTCCCATAAAGATTTTCCCGTACAGTCCCCTATGCCCTGTTTAGGCTGTTACTTAACTGTTTTAATTAAGTAAAAAGATTTTTGCCTTTGCACCGTTCGGAATGGCTGTTTGAACGGGTTAATACTATATAGAGACTATTTCTTTTACTACCTAAGCAAGTTCTTCAGGAACTTGCGTTACAGACTGTATCTACTATCCGTTACTAACTGGTCTGTACTATATGCAGATGGGACAGTTACGTGACTTTTCAGAAGACTAATAACCCTCGTACCGCTATGGCGGCAGAGGCTAAAGCCAAAGTTTTGGCGCTGGTTTCTGAAGGTATGTCTGTACATAGGGCTATGGAACAAAATGGCAAAAAGCCAGACACTGTTCGTATCTGGTGTCTAAGAGACCCAGCCTTTGCTACCGCCCTTGTCGAGGCAAAGGAAAACGCTAAAGAGCGTTCATTAAAAGCCATGGGCGTAGCCCGTGAAGATATTACCTTTCCTCAGTTTTCTGAGATGTTTTTGGACCAGCGGGTTTTTCCACATCATATGGATTGGATTGACCTATTAGAGGGACGCGAGCCTTCGTGGCTGCACCCCAATATGATTTACGAGCCAGGCAATCGGAACCGCCTACTTCTAAACGTTCCCCCTGAGCACGCTAAATCAACCGTCATTACGGTTAACTACGCAACTTATCGCATCGCTCTCAATCCGAACGTCCGCATTATTGTGGTCTCGAAGACCCTTATCAAAGCACGCGAGTTCGTGTACGCAATCAAGCAGAGATTATCCCACCCGCGCTGGCTAAAGTTACAAACAACTTTTGGACCAGAAGGGGGCTGGAAAGAAGACTCAGATACTTGGCGAGTTGACACGGTCTACCTTGGGAGTGATGCGAGAAACTCAAGTGAAAAAGACCCAACGATTCAGGCACTGGGTATGGGTGGTCAGATTTACGGCGCACGTGCCGACCTAATTATCCTAGATGACTGTATAACTACCTCCAACGCTCACGAGCATGAGAAGCAGATTAACTGGCTACAAAAGGAAGTTATTACCCGTCTGGGCAAGAACGGTAAGTTATTGGTGGTAGGTACGCGTATTGCCCCATCTGATTTTTATAAAGAACTCCGCGACCCTAAGCATTGGTCTGGTGGTAAGTCACCATTCACATACATGGGTATGCCTGCCGTTCTTGACTATAGCGATAAGCCAGAAGACTGGACAACTCTTTGGCCTGCAAGTGATACACCCTGGGACGGGGATGAAGATACCCCACCTAATGAAGAAGGGTTATACCCTAAGTGGGATGGCGAAACGCTTTTTAAGCGTAGAAGCGAAGTAACCCCAGCAACATGGGCGCTTGTTTATCAACAAGAAGATGTAACTGAAGACTCTATTTTTCCACCTGAACTGGTGCAAGGTTCTATTAACGGCATGCGTAAGCGTGGTCAATTAAGACCAGGTGCACCAGGACACCCAACTCATGTTGAGGGATACACCATTGTAGGCTTTGACCCTGCTATGGCGGGTAACGCTGCATTTGTGGCTATTACTTATAACAGGGTTGATGGAAAAATTTATGTTCTGGAATGTTTAAACATGCCAGACCCTACGCCACAAAAGATTAGGCAAGCCATTGAAGATTTTACGCTTCGGTACAGACCGCAAGAGTTCCGCGTTGAAATCAACGCCCACCAAAAAGCCTACTCCCTTGATGAAGAACTACGAACATGGCTCTCTTCACACGGCGTACGGCTTAATTCTCACTTTACAGGCAAGAACAAATGGGACACAAACTTCGGTGTGGCATCAATGTCGACACTCTTTGGCACTACTCGCGAAGGTAAGTTCCAAAAGAACAACATTATAGAATTACCTAGTACTGAAAACTCAGAAGGTATGAAGGCGTTAGTTCAACAGTTAATTACCTGGAAGCCTGACACCAGAGGTAAGACAGATACTGTTATGGCTTTATGGTTTGCGGTTATCCGTGCCCGTGAGTTCATGCAGCAAAATAGCAATATCGCTAGGTACGCCAACAATCGTTGGGCTACTAGAGCGCAGCAACACAAACGTACCTCAATTAACTTAGATGATGCCGCATCTGAAATGTGGAATCATCAATACGGATAAGGAAAAATAAAATGGCAATGAAAAAAGTAAAGATTACAGGAACTGCCAAGTCAACTGGCGGAAACATGAAGAACAAGCCAATGAAAAAGGTAGTAAAGAAGGCTGACCCTATGAAGGCATCAGCACGTTCTCACCAAGGCGACTTGGCAAAGATGTCAGGCAATACAGCAGCAACAAAAAAGTTTAAGACTGACAAAGCCGCTGGCAAAATGTACAAGGAGACTGGAACAAATCCTGCATTTGCTGCTGGCAAGAAGGCTGAAAAGCGCACACTTAAGTCATTTAAGTAAGGAATAACTATGGTACTACCACTAGTAGGGTTAGCAGCGGGAGTAGCAGCCCGTTCTGTTGCAAAGAAGGTTGCATCTAATGCCGTTAAGAAAGCAGCAGCAAAAAAGGCTACAAGAATTAATACTTCTGCAGCAAAAGGTAGAACCATAGGTTCACCAGTTGCTAGAGTAAATCCAAAAGGAAAACTTAAAGTTACAGAATATATGACTGGCAAACCAGTTAAAGGCAGTATGAGAAATATTAAAGATACTGCTCAATTAGTTGAACACAACGCTGGGGCTTCTAAAAAAATTACATCTCTTAAATATCCTCCTAAAGATTTAAGAAGTATAAACAGTAGAACTAAAAAACCTACTACTCCAAAAGTTCCAGTAAAAACTGCCAGTCGTACTCGCTCTGGACAAAAAGCAAAATAATTTTTTAACCAACCGTTAGGACAATAATGCTTTCTATAGAACAAATTTCTGCACGGGTTGCATCCCTTAAAGACCGTGCTGCAGAGCGTGATGCACGCCAGCAAGATGTTCTTGCCGTCCGTAAAGGACAGATAGCAAGTGTTTACCCAGACTTTTTTCCGCAGGGTGTTGATGCTAACGTAGTTGCTAACTTTATTGACATTGTAGCCCGTGACCTTTCTGAGGTCATGGCTCCACTACCATCTGTCAATTGTTCTGCTGCTAACCAAGCAAATGACCGTGCTCGCAAGTTTGCAGACACACGTACTCGTATTGCTAACAATTATTTTTCTAACTCAGATTTACAAGTACAGATGTACACAGGCGCAGACATGTACATCACATTTGGTTTCGTCCCTTTCATCATTGAATTAGACGAAGAAGCAGGGCTACCGCGTATTCGCGTAGAAAATCCAGTGGGGGCTTACCCAGAATTTGACCGCTACGGACGCTGTATTGCCTTTGCTAAGCGTTATTACTTGAGCATTGGAGAACTCGCTTCAGAGTTCCCTGAGTATGCAAGAGAACTCCTTGGTCCAGAAATGT